CAATTCTCAGTAGAGAAGATTTCTGTTGAAGCAAAAACTCGTGCATTGAAAGCAGAATACACTGTTGAACTAGCACAAGACTTGAAAGCAGTTCACGGTCTTGACGCTGAAACAGAACTTGCCAACATCTTGTCTGGTGAGATTCTTGCTGAAATCAACCGCGAAGTTATGCGTACCATCTACCGTTCTGCCAAACTAGGCGCAACTAACGGTGTATTCGATGTTGCTAACGATTCTGACGGTCGTTACCACATTGAGCGTTTCAAAGGCTTGATGTTCCAAATCGAGCGTGAAGCAAACGCCATTGCTAAAGAAACTCGCCGTGGTAAAGGTAACTTTATCATTGTTTCTTCAGACGTTGCATCTGCTCTTGCTGCCGCTGGTATCATGGAATACAACCCATCATTGAACACTAACTTGCAAGTTGACTCAACTGGCAACACATTTGCTGGTGTTCTAAATGGTCGTACCCGTGTATACGTTGACCCTTATGCTGGCAATGACTTTGTTGTTGTTGGTTACAAAGGTGACAGCGCATACGATGCTGGTATCTTCTACTGCCCATACGTTCCACTACAGATGGTTCGTGCAGTTGGTGAGAACACATTCCAACCTAAGATTGGCTTCAAGACCCGCTACGGCATGGTTGCGAACCCATTCGCACAAGGTACTACTGCTGGTGCTGGCGCTCTTAACGCCCGTGTCAACACATACTACCGTGGTTTCTCAGTAACCAACCTACTCTAATCTCTTAGAGTAAACAATAAGAGGGAGGATAAAACCTCCCCATCTTCAAGGGGCAGTCTACGGATTGCCCCTTTTTTTGTATATAAATAGTAGAAAGAACATTAGACAGGAAATGACATGAGCGTTCAAAATCAACCAAAAAATATGAACCCTGCATCAATCAATAACTTTAAGATGGTATTTTCTAAACTACCAACTATGGAGTTTTTTGTAACAGACTGCAATATTCCATCAATCACTATGGGTGAAACCTTTCAGCCATCATACAACATTGATGCACCACTTCCAGGTGATAAGTTGTCATATGGTGAATTGTCGATTGAATTTATTGTTGATGAAGAGTTGAGAAACTGGGAAGAAATCCATAACTGGATGATATCAATTGGTACACCCAAATCAACTGAACAGTATGATAGAGCAGGTTCACTTACTGATGCTACTCTTATTATTATGTCAAATTCAATGAACCCAGTTCTTGAATTCGTATTCATTGACGTATTCCCAACATCATTGGGTGACTTGCAGTTTTCAAATGCAGGCAACTCTGATACACTTCTAGGTTCTGCATCATTCAGATTCAGAGCATACGACATAAACCGACTTTAAAATATCACATATATAATACAGATAATTAAATTACATTATTAGGGTGACTGAATGAAACTTGAAGATATCCACTCGCTGTGGAATGAAGACTGCAACATTGTCGATGACATGTTGGATGAAGAAGCACTAAAAATTCCACGGCTTCATCAAAAATACTACAAAATCTATTCAACAGAGAGAATGCTTCTCGCTAAACTGAAGACTGATTTAATTCAACTTCGGCAGTTGAAGCACGACTACTACTCTGGTGAACTAGCACAAGAAGACTTGAATGAGCAAGGGTGGGAACCATTTCCCAAACGTGTTCTGAAAGCAGAACTCCCACGATACATTGAATCAGATAAAGACGTTATCAATAGCACACTGAAGATTGCACATCAACAAGAAAAAGTTGATATGTGTGACAGCATCATTAAGAGTTTGCGTGACCGCGGCTTTTTGATTAAGAATGCGATTGATTGGAGACGTTTCACTAATGGTGCTTAAATGACAGAACAAATTACTGTATCGAAAGTAAATGAAGTTTTTCTTCAGATTGAATGCGATGCAGGCACAGCACACGAGATACAAGACTATTTCACATTTCTAGTTCCTGGGCATCAATTTATGCCCGCATTCAGAAACAAAATGTGGGATGGAAAGATACGTCTATATAATGTATGGACAAAAAACTTGTATCTTGGGTTGAAAGACTACTTAGAGAAATTTGCAGAGTCTCGTGAATATGAGATTATTTACGACAGTTCAGTTGAAGCGGCTGATGAATTTTCTCTAATCGAAGCAAAAGAATTTTCTGAAACTCTAGGTCTGCCATTTGCACCAAGAGATTATCAGTTCAAAGCATTTGTTCATGCAGTTCGAAATCGCAGATGTTTGCTGTTGTCTCCTACTGCATCAGGTAAATCGCTTATCATCTATCTACTTGTTCGATGGTTTGGTGCGAAGACATTGGTGATTGTACCAACGACTTCACTAGTACACCAACTTGTTTCTGACTTTAGAGACTATGGATGGGATGCAGATGAGCATTGTCATAAAGTTATGGCAGGACTTGACAAGGTATCAGACAAGCAAGTTATCGTCTCTACATGGCAGTCTATATACAAGATGAGAAAAGAATACTTTGAAGAGTTTGATGTTATAATTGGGGATGAAGCACACTTATTCAAATCTAAGTCCCTAACAGGTATTCTTGAGAAGATGGAAACATGCAAATACAGGTACGGACTGACAGGTACCCTAGATGGGACATTAACTCACAAATTAGTCTTAGAAGGACTATTTGGACCAGTTAAGAAAGTTACCACCACAAAAGAACTTATAGATAATAAGCAACTTGCAGAGTTTCAGATTAAGTCACTTGCACTAAGTTATGATGATGCAACAAGACAGTTGGTGTCTAAGATGAAGTACCAAGAAGAGATGGACTTCATTGTTCGTAATGAGAAGAGAAATAGATTCATAAGAAACTTGACATTATCCTTAGAAGGTAATACACTACTACTGTTTCAATTCGTTGAAAAGCATGGTAAAGTTCTGTATGAAGAAATTAATAAGAAAGCGGCAGAAGGAAGACAGGTGTTCTTTGTATCAGGTGCTACAGATAGTGAGGTTCGTGAAGAGATTCGTGCAATTACAGAAAAGTCAGACGGCGCAATCATCATTGCATCATATGGTACGTTCTCTACAGGCGTGAATATTCGTAATCTACATAATGTAATATTCGCAAGTCCTTCTAAGTCTAGGGTTCGAAATCTACAGTCTATCGGACGAGGACTACGCCTTGGTGATAACAAGACTACAGCCACACTGTATGATATTACTGATGACTTGAAATGGAAGAACCGCCGTAATTTTACACTTGAACATTTTTTAGAGAGAATGAAAATCTACAATGAAGAGAAATTCAAAGTTAAGATGTATAAGATAGACCTATGAAAATTAATAAAAGAATAGGTCATAAGATTGTAAAATTGTCTAATATGGATGATATCATTGCAGAGTTTTTTGATGGTGAAGACTCTGAGGGGAATTCCGTGCTTTTTGGTAAAGACATATTTCTTGTGAATATCTTACCAGCAACTAATCCCAACAATTCATTGATGAACATCTCACCATGGATTCAATTTACTGCTGATGAATACATCCCTATATACTATGACAGTATTATGACTATCGTGAATCCGATTGCATCATTTGAAGAGTACTATATAAGTGTGAGGAAGAAGTGGTCGCAAGTAGATGTAGATGCTCCATTCAGAAGTCACGATGAAATGCTGGATGAACTTGATGAACCTACAGACGATGAACTTGACATGATTGAAGCAATGTTAGACAAGAAGAATACAATGCTTCACTGAACCACTAACACAAAGCAGTAATTAAATCTAATCATATATCATTGACTACACCTATAATATAACATACTTGTCAAGGGATGTCAAGAGGTATTCGCATAAAAACACCAAAATAAATTAACCCTTGACAAACACACGACAGTGTGTTATTATAATCATAATGTAAGAAATCCAAGCGTGAGTCAGAAAAGACTCAAAACAGGTACTTTTGAAAAGGTGAATTATGAAAGAAAAAGCAGACAAGTCAACAGCCAATCACTATGTTGACAATAAGAAATTTTTAGAAGCACTCAAAGAATATCGACAGATGTGTGCGGATGCAGAAGCATCTGGTCTTGAGAAGCCTCGAATCCCAGAGTACATTGGGAGTTGTTTCCTCCTAATCGCACAAAGACTTACATATC